ATGATCGCCATCTGGGCCTCGGGGCCCCCGAACCCCCGGGCGGCAAGGCAGTTCGCCGGCGCCAAGGAGCGCCGCACAATCAACGGCCGCGAGTACACGCGCCAGTCCGAGGTCCGGCCCGGCCAGGACCGGCTCCTGCAGATCCTCGTTGAGATGCTTCAGCTCGAAGGCTGGGCTGACGTCCGTGTCGTGGAAGGTGATGGGGCATGAAGGTCGCCAGCGTCACCGCCGCCCGGGCCGAGGCTCGGGCCCGGACCCAGCTCGTCTTCACCAGCCAGGAGCAGAGGCTCGCCGACTGCAAGTATGGCCAGGAGGTCCAGCTCAGGGCCTTCAAGGACCAGGTCCACTACGACCTGGTCGAGGTCACCTGGACGGATTGGATGGTCGCCCACATCCCGGCGCCGTTCTTCATCGAGTTCGACCGGGGCCTGGAGATCCTCCTGCACCTCCCCCACAGCGCCCGGGTCCGCGATCATCAGTACTTCCATTGCCCCATCTGCGGCGAGGCCTCCTATTTCACCGGGCCCTGCAGGAGCTGCTCCGACGGCCAGAACTTCGAGGCCGTTGACACCAATGACAAATGGAAGGCGTGGACGGCGCACTCGAAGCGCAAGGCCGACCGGAAGAAGAACCTCCTCGGCCGCCTTCGAAAAGACACCCGGCCTCCGAGGACCGTTCTGAAGATGGAATACGTCGTCGCCGTCCCGAGGTTCCTTTGATCGCCGCCTCCCCGTTCTGCGGCAAGTGCGGGACATTTCTCCACAAGGTCAGGTTCAAGAAACGACTCTATGCTTATTGTCCAAAGTGCCGGCCCGGGAAGGTCAAGGGCGGGGAATCCAGAACCTCGAACAACCGCAAGACCGGCCGGCCGTGCCAGGACCGGGGCACGTGCCGGCCGGAGCGCTGCGTCAAGGGCCTGGAATGCGAGGAGGGACGGAAGTGAGCGGCTCCCCCACCGCCCGCAGCCTTGAGTATCTTCGGGGCATGGGCTACAAGGCCGGAGTCGTGGAGCGGTTCATCCAGGCGATCCACCAGCGGGTCGACCTCTTCGGCTGCATCGATATTGTAGCAATCCGCGAGCATGTCCAGGGCGTCCTCGGGGTCCAATCAACAACCGTAGACAATGAATCCAAGCGCGTTGCAAAGGCCGTCAAGATCCCGGCCCTCCGGACCTGGCTCGAGGCCGGCAACCGTTTCGAGGTCCATGGCTGGGCCAAGAAGGGCGCCCGTGGGAAGCGGAAGACCTGGTCTCTCAACATCATCCCCATCTTCCTGCAGGACGGCGAGCTCGTCATCTGCGGGATCCAGGAGGACAGATGAAGGTCCGAATATCCATGGTTCTCAAAAAGGCAATCGAGAGGATAGTGCGGGAGAATCCCGATCTCTATTCCAGCGTGGACGATTTCTTATTGGCCGCCCTAAGAGAAGAACTGAGGAGGTCGCGATGAAGGTCCTCGACCTATTCTGTGGAGTAGGAGGGAGCACCCTCGGAGCGAAGTTGGCGGGAGCGACCGTCACCGACGCCTACGATTGGGACAAAGGCGCCTTGGAGAACTACCACAAGAATCACCCAGAGGTCAAGACTCACAAGAGGAACATCCTGGAGCTTACGGCCGCCGACCTGCCCGCCGGCGCCGACATCATCATGGGCTCGACGCCCTGCGAGGGTTTCAGCGTCGCGAACCGTCACGGCCGCGATCTCGACATGACACTCACCAATCACTTTCTCAGTCTCGTTGATTCCTACAAGCCAAAGTTCTGGGTCATGGAGAACGTCCCCCAGGTCAAGGCTTTCCTTTTCAAAAGACTCCCGAAGGAACAGAACCGTTGCCTCATGGCATCCGATTACGGAACCCCTCAGAAGCGCCGGCGCTTGATGGCCGGGAACTATCCCGAACCAAAAAAAACCAATTCGGAAAATCCGTTCGACTGCCTCCCCCCCCCCTTACCGTTCAAGAAAATAATGGACAAGGACCCAGAACACTGGAGCATCCTTTCTCTCCTGGCGCTCAAAGGACTTTTCCAGAGGGCGACTAATATGTGCAACTCTGGAAATAATTTTCACACGAGGGTTGTCGGACCCGACGACGTCATGCCAACGGTCCTCAGTTCCGACCATCACGGCGTCCGCGCCGGCGCCGTCCTCATCTACCAGGATGGAATGCTCAGAAGGAATACGCACCTTGAGCAGAGACGAGCGCAGGGCTTCCCCGACGATTACATCATCGAGGGAACCGTAGAAAAGAAATCCAAGTATGTCGGCCAGGCCGTCCCTCCTCTCCTGATGAAAGCGATAATCAAGGCTTGTATGGAGGCCCCGTTATGAACAAGAAAGCCAAGCGTGAATACATGAGAAAATACATGCGCAAATATTACAAGAAGCACGCCGCCAAGATCAGGGCCAGGACGAACGCCCGCAATAAAATCCAGCGGCGCCTCCGCCGTCTCCGAGAGAAAACCGAGGACGAATCACCCACCCTTCCGACCCACAAAGAGCAATCTATCCCATTTTCCCGAGAGAAGATTGATATACCACCGTCGGTAAAACCTGTTTTTCTCGGCCCGACCTGCCCCAATTGCGGGATGCTCCGGCTCGATCCCACGGTCCTCTGCCGGCACTGCGGTCCGGACGCTCGGCCGAGGAACCACAAGCCGCCATCCCCGGCCCCGCAGCGCAAGGTCCGGCAGTGGCGCTCGGCTTCATCCAACCCGTTGGATGACGAATCCGATTGGGACCGCAAGGAGGTCCGACCGTGAGCGCCGGGATCAAGTCCTGCCCGAAATGCGGGATGGCGTTCACCTCGGATCTGAATCGTTGCCCCAGCTGCGGCACGACCGTTTACGACCCCAAGGATTCTGAGAAGATAGAGGAGTTCAAAGATTGGAGGGACAAGAAATGAAATGGTATGTTGCGAGCAGCTGGAAGAACGCAGCCCAGGTCGTCGACCTCATCAAGAGAATGCGCGAGCTGGGCGAGGAGGTCTATGATTTCACACACCACTCGTTCAACTGGAAGGAATGCGAGAAGCCCGACGCCAAACTCGATGCTCTCCGGGACGGCAGGGACGAGCTCCCCGATTTTGAATGGTTCAACAACCCAACCGTCAAACTCCACTATGCCAAGGACATCGAGGCTCTCAAGGCCTGCAACGCCCTGGTCGCGATCTTCCCGGCCGGGAACAGTACCCATATCGAGATAGGATATGCAGCTGGGCGAGGATGCAAGGTCTACGCCATTGCGCCCGAAGGTCTCAAGCGGGATCTGCTTTACCGCCTGTTTGATAGCGTTCATTTGACGGCGAATGAATTTCTCAACGAGCGTTTCGGATGGGGATGAACATGAAACTCCAGAGGCCCCCGAGGGATGAACGGCCACCGCTCCGATGTTACCAGAACGCCGCCATCGTCTGCGACCCGAAGCAGCTCCGGCTCGCCCCCCGGAATATCTGCGCCAGGACCGAGACGCCATGCAGGAGGCTCAGACGCAAGCTCAAGCTGGCGAAGAGGAAGGGCCGGAAAGACCTCGTCTTCACCCCGCCCGAGGAACCGAAAGAAACGGGCCTGTTATGGTCGAGGAGGTACTGACCATGCCCTTCATCTACCAGCCGGCCGGCAAGGCCTACGAGTTCGCCCACCTGGCCCTCAATCATTACTGGGGCTGCCCGGGCGGCTGCGTCTATTGTTATGGGCCGGCCTTTTGCCACACGACGCCCGAGCGCTTCCACGGGCGCCCCTACGCCCGCAAGGGCGTGCTCGAGGGCCTGCGCAAGGAGTTGCCGGCATTCACGGGCACGAACGACCCCATCATGCTCTCGTTCATCTGCGATCCCTACCAGGACCTGGACATCGGGCTCGAGCTCACCCGCGAGGTCCTCAAGCTGATGGTCGAGCACGACGCCCCATTCGCCATCCTGACGAAGCAGGGCGACCGGGCCCCGAGGGACTTCGATTTGATGGCCAGGGGCCGCGCCAGGTTCGGGGTGACCCTTACGGTTAATACCGTGGCGGAACAACAATTCTGGGAGCCTCGGTGCGGCGACTACAGGGAGCGATTAAGGGCGCTGGTCCTCGCCCACAATGAGGGTATCAGGACATGGGCCTCCCTCGAACCCATTATCCATGTCGAGGATACGATCTGGTTTCTCGAGCAAACAGCAGATTTCGTGGATGAGTTCAAAGTCGGTCGCCTAAATTATCACGAATACGCAAAAACAATTAATTGGCCAGCGGCCAAGGAGAGGGTCATCGACACAGTCAAGAAACTCGGTATTGAGAACAAAGTTTACCTGAAAAAGGATTGGTGAATGGATGAAGACCAGGGCAGAGAAACTCGAATATAATAGAAAATACCGACGAGAACATAAGGAAACTCTGCGTAAATACCAAAGAAAACATTATCGAGAACATCGCGCAGAAAGGCTCGAACTCCAATCAAGGTTGCATCGAATAAATCGAGAGCACGATAACGAACGGACAAGAAAATGGCGAAGAGATAATAGAGAATATCTTGCCGAGCAAGAACACCAAGAGCGGCTTTTTCGCCCAGAGAAAATCCGAGCCCAAGGTAGGGTTCGCATGTCTATAATGAGAGGGCGGTTGGTAAAACCAAAAGAGTGCTCCGCCTGCAGGAAAGTAGGACCAATCGAAGGTCACCATCCCGATTATACGAAGCCTCTCGAGGTGGTCTGGCTCTGTGCTGATTGTCATCGGATAATTAGTCAGGAGAATAGAAAAGGGAAAGGTGTTTGATATGGGAAAGGAAAAGAACAGGGGATACGAGTTAGTGCAAGTTGCCATCAAGAGCATCGAGCTTTTGCCGGTGTTCGCGATGCGGGACCTGAAGGACGCCGACGTCGACGGCCTGGCGGAATCCATCAAGACCCAGGGGCTGATCAACCCGGTCCTGGTGCGGCCGAAGGGCACCGGCTGGGAGCTCATCTGCGGCCACCGCCGTTACCTGGCGTTCTGCAAGCTGAAGGCCCCGACGATACCCGCGCACGTCATCGACGCCACCGACGAGCAGGCCTTCGTCCTGGCGCTGACCGAGAACATCGAGCGCCGGGACCCGACGCCCATGGAAGATGCCAGCGCCTTCAAACGGGCCATGGACACGATGCACATGAAGCCCGAGGCGATCGCCAAGCAGGTCGGGAGATCTCCCAGCTGGGTCCTGCGCCGCGTCCAGCTGCTCGAGCTCGAGCCGCGCGTCCAGGCGGCCGTCCAGGAGGGCACGATCTCCGCCACCATGGCGGAGGAAGGGTTCCTCAAGCTCAAGCACCAGGGTGACCAGCTGGAACTCTTCAAGGAAATCAAACAGCAGGCTCAATTCGGCCGGGCCCCGACGGCGAAGGCGGTGGAGGCGAGCGCCGACGAGCTCGTCAAGAAGCGCGCCAAGATTGAAGCCCTGGCCAAGCACCTGCAGCAGCTCGGGGACAAGCTCAAGTTCCCCAAGTGCCCCAAATGCGGGAATCCTCCAGCCTCCGATGGCTACAGCATGGACCTGAGGAAGAATAAGGTCCAGTGCAGCAAGTGCTACGAGCACTGGGATCTCGTGAAGGGCTCCGTCCGGGAAAGGGAAACCACGCTCGACGGGAATGTCTCCGGCCGGGAGAAGACCGTCCCCGGCGGCGAGAGCGTCGTCAAGGTCGAGAGCAAGGACCACCTCAGCAACATCGCCATCCAGGATTATTTCGACCACCTCGCCAAGCTCGTGACCAAGGCCAAGGCAGCCACGATGATCCAGATCGGCGAGGAGTTCGGCGATGATGACGGCGATGAGGAGCTCTCTATCACCTTCAAGGTCGACCGCAAGAAGCTCCCCAAGTGGCCCACGATGGTGCTCACGCCCCCGGGCGCGAAGAAGGCGAAGCACGCAACCGACGCCACATTGCAGGTCGGCGGCTGGGGCGGGGACAATGAGGGCGTGCTCGAGCACCGGACCCGGCTCTGGGACTTGGAGAAGGCAATCGACGCCAAGGTCACGCCGGCCGGGATCGCCCGGCACGAGCTGGAGCGCCTGGTCGTGGACCACATCGCCCTGAGCAAGGGCAAGGTCCTCGAGACGACCATGGACAACAACACCGTCTATAAGGTCCTCGCCGTCCACCGGGACTACACCACCATCATGCAGGACACGACCCACGACTCGACCCTGTTCATGGAGGAGAAGGAAGTCAGGGCGATAGTGAAGAATGCCAAGAAGGCCGCCAAGAAGGGAGGCTGACCATGGCCGCCGGCCAGACAGACCTCGAGGGCAAGCCGGTCGCCCCCCCGGCGGCCGCCCCCTCGGGCGAGGGCCTCCTCCTCAGCGCCGAGATCAAGGACATCGCCCACCACAGCAAGGGCGGGGGAACCCATGTCATCTCTATCTTCGCCAACCTCCCCAACGACGACGAGGGCAAGCGCCTCGGGACCATGAACCTCAACCTCTCCAATCTCAAGGAGCTCGGCATGGAGCACCTCGCCGACGCCCTGGGCATCGAGGAGTTAGCCGACAACACCCCGCTCCTCGTGAAGATATTCATCCCCCAGGGCGCCCTCCTCGAGCACTGGACCCAGAACCGGCCGGGGAAGGGCGACGAGGAGTGATCCACATGGAATGGCATCCATTCGAAAAGGCACGGGCCTACGATCACTATCTCCAGTGCGTAGACCAGGGTGAGATTGTCATACTCACAAAGAAAGAAGCGGTTGAGTTCGCCAAGAAAAGCGAGGATGTGAGAAAATATCTTGAGGCCCACTCGAATTGGTTGATGCCTTCCATATTCCTGCCGGGCCACGAATCCGTCAAGCCATTGGAGGCGCGCCCGGGCGGGATGGAGAGCGGGACGAAACGCCGGAAGATGTTCATGGGATTGACCTACGACGACGAGGAGTGAACATGTCCCGCGGCAAAGTCATCAAGGGCCAGGTCCATGGCCTCCGCGCCGCCGCCTGCAGGCACGGCCGGGAATGGGTCCAGAACCCCATCACGAAAGTCTGGGTCCAGTCCTGCGTCCCTCCGGACCCCGAAGCCCTCGCACAGGGAAGGTATGAGCCGATTTGCGACTGTCCGCCTCCCAAGAACCACCTCCAGCTCCTCCTGCGATTTCTGAGGCGATGAACGTGGCAACCGACCCAGCATATATCCGAGGCCTCCTCCAGAAATTCAGGATGGAGGAGAATCTCGCCGTCACCATCGCCAACGTCCTCGACGGACCCATGAACACCTTCGGCCTCCGCGAGCAACCGAAACGCCCTCACTTTTTCCAGGTAACGCTCAAGGTCCAGGTGAAGCACCTCGACGACCTGGAGCATGAGGGCCAGAGCATCGTCACCGTGAAGGCCGACATCGGAGTAGACTACAACATCGGGTGATTTCATGTCTCTCACCACCAACGAAGAACTCGAAGACCAATGGTCAAAGTGGACGATCAACCACAACGGGAACCCGCCCAGGTTCGCCTATTGCTCGTTCGAGACCCTTGCCCGCCTCCAATCCCAGAGCGTCATCCCCAATCCCAGCAATATCTACGGCGGCGTCACCCGGGTTGTAGCCTGCAATCCTGACAACATGGGCCCCATCTTCGGACCTTTCCTAAAGAGAGGAGGGATCTACTTATCCGACACCGACAAGGACGAGAAGGCCCCACCAAAGAAAAAGGCCAAGCGATGGAGGTTCTTGTAATGGTCGAGAACCACCAGATCTCGATCTCCACGCTCCCCGCCTGGGACAAGAACCCGCGCCAGATAGACGACGACAATCTCAAGCGCCTCGCTCGCTCCATCCAGGAATACACCAACACAATGAAGGGCTGGAAGGCCAAGAACGGCTTCCGGCTCGTCGACCCCATCATCTTCAACGCCAGGCTCAAGCACGTCACCGGGGGCCACCAGCGCCTTCAGGCCCTGCAGCAGGTTCTCCACCAGACCCGGGTCCACAAGGACGACATCCGCATCATCGACGCCGACCCCGTCACGGACGCCGCGCTAAACATCGCGCTAAACAATCCCAACCTGCAGGGCAGATGGGAGCTCGAGCTCCTGCAGGCGGACCTCGACTTCATCATTTTGGAGACGGACAACGACCTCGAGGACCTCACCGTTCCCAGCCTGGACCTTGAGTCGACCGGGTTCGATAAGGACGAATACCTCCAGCTCTTCCCCGAGGACCTGGGCGTCGAGGAGGACACGCCGCCGGCGCCGCCCGACAAGCCCCGGACCGGCAAGGGCCAGGTCTACAAGCTCGGTAATCACCGGGTCATGTGCGGTGACGCCACCAGCGAGGCCGACATGCGCACGCTCATGAAGGGCCAGCTCGCCGACATGGTCTTCACGGACCCGCCCTACGGCATCGACTACCAGTCCTCAGAGCCCGCCGGCCGGAAGAAGGGCAAGCCCTGCAGGACGAGGAAGTGGCGCCGGATCCAGAACGACGACCTCGAGGACAACACCGCCTTTTGCTCCGCCTTCCTTCACCGCCTCCTGCAATTCTCCAAGGACACCGCCTCGTTCTATATCTGCTACGCCAGCAAAACCCTCCATAACCTCCGCGCCGCGCTCATCGATCTCGGCATCTATTTTGCGGTCGACATCATCTGGGCCAAGACCCACCCCACGCTCACCTGGGCGCGCTACCATCCCCAGCACGAGATCATCGTCTACGCCGGCGAGGGCGCCAAGCCCACCGGACGCAAGTCCCGCTGGTACGGCCCCAAGAATGAGTCGACCCTCTGGAGCATCCCGCAGCCCGCCATCAATGACAATGTCCACCCGACCCAGAAGCCCATCGCTCTCTGCGCCAGGGCGATCCGGAACTCGTCCCGGCCGGGCGAGCTCGTCCTTGATGTCTTCGGGGGCTCGGGCTCCACGCTTATCGCCGCCGAGCAGCTGGGCCGTGTCGCCTACATCATGGAACTCGACGAACGGTACGTCGATGTCATCGTCGATCGTTACAGGAATTTTAAAAAGAGGCCTACGAAATGAGCACGCTCCCCCAGGAGCAGCGGGACAAGCTGGACCTGGACATCCTGAGCCAGAAGTACCGGGTCACGGACCTGGCCAAGAAGTACGGGAAGACCAAGGGCCGCATCAGTCAGCGGAAGACGGAGCTCCTGAAGGGCAAGATTAAACAATCGAAAGACAAAACTAAACTTCCGGCACCAAAGCAACAAGCACTGCAAGTCGTACAGGAGGCCAAGTCAGCCGCGCTAAACTCCGCTAAACTCGACACTATACATCGCCGCGTTGTTTACTTGGCGCTCCTGGAGGCCCGCATCAAGACCTTCAAAGCCAAGTTCGACCAGGCCGCCAACCCCCAGCCCGGGCAGAAGGCTCCGAGGATAACGCCGAGCGACGAGAAGTTCTTCCTGGGCCTCCTGCGGGCCACGGAGCCCTTCCTGCGGGGGATCGACCAGGCCGAGGCCATGGCCAAGGCCCTGCTGGGCGGCGAGGGCAAGGAGGCCGGCCCTGCCTTCGACACGAGCGTCTATGCCGGCGCCGTGAAGGCCGAGGCGGAGGCTTTCCTGGCCGGGCTCCTGCCGCGCTTGAGCGAGGCCGCCCGGGCCGAGGTCCTGAAAGCGATCACCGAGATGGGGGATGACCAACCGAAATGAACGCATACACCAAGGCCGTCGCCCAGAAGGCCCGTATCCTCCGGGCCCGGACCGATGTCGATTACCTGTGCAAGATCATCGGGGCCAGGCCCCTGCCTCCGCACGCGAGGCGCATCTACGACCTTATCCGGGCCAACCAAGGTCCGGACGGCCGTATCCTCGTCCTCACTGCGCCCGGCTGCATGAAGTCCACGGTCCTGGGCCTCTGCATGATCCAGGACCTGCTCGGCCCCGACCCCCATGTCCTGTTTGCCTCCAAGTCCGACAAGCTCGTCCAGTTCACGGGCGACTTCGTCCGGTACGGCATTGAGAAGATCTTCGGCCAGGACCAGGTCCACGAGGCGATGAAGGACTTTAAGGGCTTCAAGGACAGCTCCAAGGTGTTCTGCGTTCCCGGCTGGGACCCCATCTCCCGCAACCCCAGCTGGGTCGGGGCCACGCCCGGGACCGATATTGAAGGCATCAGGGCCAACTACGGCTACCTCGACGACATCATCGACCAGGAGTCGTCCACCTCCGAGGTCTCCAGGGATGTCCCCAAGACATGGTTCGGGCGCACATTCATCGACCGGCTCAACAGGGGCGCCCCGGTTGCAGCCGTCGGGAGCCTCTGGCACCCGCACGACTTCCACATGGATCTCCTGGCCCGCTGGACCGCGCATCTCTTCCCGTTCGCCAAACAGGAGATGCCTGAAGGTTTCCGGGAATATCCCAAGGCCGTCTGGCACGGCGAGGAATACGATCTGCTTTGGCCCGAGAACTATGGCGGCATCAACCTCCAGCAATTCATCCGCGACCATGACGGCGACATCTCCTATCAACTTCGCTTCCAGCTCAATCCCTGGGTCCTGAAGGACGCCAGGTTCAAGCCCGACTGGTTCGCTTACTTCGACATGCCCCTGCCGGCCGACATCATGGCCCGGGCCATCCTTCACATGGCCATCGACCCCGCCACCGGCAAGAGCGACATCGGCTCCGAGACGTCCATCACGGTCCTCGCCCAGGACAAGAGCATGAATTGGGAATATGTCCTGGAGAACATCGCCGGCAACTGGAACCCCGTCGAACGCCGGCGCCAGATCCAAGCCTCGTTCGGAAGATGGCATCCGAGAAAGATATTCATCGAGGACGTCGGGGCCCAGGCGGACCTCATAAGTGAACTCCGGGTCCTGGACCTTCCGGCGTTCGGGCTTTCAACAGGCGGCCGGGACAAGATCGCCCGCATCGACACCCTCTGCGTGCCCGTTGAGATCGGCCAGATAAAGTTCCATTCATCGCAGCAGGAACTGATCCAGCAGCTCCTCAATTTCCCCAAGAGCAAGCGCCTGGACCGCGCCGACAGCCTGGAGATCGCCCACCGTTCCTTCTCGTCGACCAGGACCTTGAGGAGGTGCATGTAACTGGCGCATATCGTCCTCCCAGATGACCTCATCGATAAACTGCGCCCCCTCTACGAGAATGATTGGGAGAAGGAACAGCGCGAAGAGAAGAAGAAGATGCTGAGCGCCAATGAGGTTATGATGAGGGTGGCCACTCAGGCCTACGAGCAGCGTAAAAAGAAGCGTCCTTTATAGTTATAGATGAAAATTCTTGAGCACTTCTTGAGTGGTTCTTGAGTGATTCTTGATATTCCCGCAACTTCTTATTATATTGAAAACCATATATTAATCGCTCGTGGCAGCGGAATCAGCCAGGGCAGGGTCACCGACAATCAAGGCCCCAGGCAATTCCACCAGGGCGAATCGGTCCGACCGCCCACCCACACCTTCTTCTTTCCCCCGCCGGGCCGCACTCTCCAAGAAATTCAACAGCGGCCGCTCCCGTCGTTTCTTTCCCAACCAGGAAGAGAGCGCCATACGGGAGCGACCCAGCAAGTACGGCTCGCCGTTCGAGCAGCAAATCACCCTGGACGACATCCGTTATCTGATTCGCCGTGACGAGCTCGCCTACCGCACCCTGATGAGGTGGACCGGAGCGGTCTTCAATCGATGGCTCACCTACACCTCCGACAATCCGGAGCGCCAGAAGAAAGTCGAGGAAATCTACGCCAACCTGAATGTCAAGGGCGTTTTCAAGCGCGGCTACATGCTGAGCAAGGCCGATGGGTACGCCCTGGTCGCTCTCGGCTGGATCGAGGCCAACCCCGATGCCACCAAGGAGCCGCAGACAGTTTCCGGCATCGACTACCTCCACGCGATACCGTCGACGGCCATCACCCTGATCCACACGGACCTCGACCCGCTCTCGGATAGTTACGGCGAGATCACCGCCTACACCATCAAGCAGCCAAGGGGCAGCAAGGACCAGACCAGCGAGGGCCAGCCGACGGACAAGGTCTTCCCCGCCTCCCGTTTCCTCCACTGGCGTAACGACTTCATCGACGACGACCCGAAAGGCATCTCGATATTCGAGACGCTCTATGACAAATTCACCGTCAAGAAAAACATGGACTATGCAATCGGCGAAGTGATGATGTCCTCGGCAAAACCCTTCCCGATCCTCACGCTCCCCGACGATGCCGACGACGATGAAATGAACGCCGCTGATAAAGAACTCGACAACATCGACATCAAATCACATTTCATCAAACCGACAGGATATGAACTCAAGTTCGAGGGTCCCACCAACGTCCTCAATCCCAAACCCTACACGGATTACATGCTCCAGACCCTTGCGGCCGGCAGCCTCGGCAGCAAGGTCGCTCTCCTGGGCGCAGAGGCCGGCGCCCTCACCGGAAGCGAGGTCAACATCGGCGAATGGTATGTGTCGGTTGCCGATGAGCAGAAGAACGTCGTCGAGCCGATGCTCCACGAGTTCAACAAGCGCCTCGAATCATTCGGAATAATCCCTCCCGGGAAGGACAAGTTCGAATGGGCCGCGCTCTACGAAATGGACGACAAGGAGAAGGGAGCCATCGAGGCCTCCAAGGCACAGGCTCTCGCAGCGATCGCCTCCACCGTTTCACTGATGCAGGCCGCAGGGTGGCGTCTCTTCAATGTCGAGGAGCACCTCTACTGGGTCAAGGGCGACATCGTCATCAAGTTCAAAGCGGGCGCAGACCTCCTCGAGGCCGCGCCGGATGTCAAGCCCCCGCCCGAGGTCAAACCCCCTGCGCCGGCGCCGCCGGCCTCAGCGCCTCCAGCTCCTGGAGCTCCGCCCGGGGCCCCGCCAGCCCCTCCACAGGCCCCCCCCGCCCCGCCGGGCCCGCCCCAGCCTCCGGGCCAGCAACAGGCCCAGGCCCCGGCCGCAGCGGGCCCGGTCGATGTCAAGGCCCACACCAGGACCTTGCCGGCCATCGCCCAGCAGTCCATAGAGAACCGCCGGCCGCTGCTCAACGACGCCGTCCACGCCCAGCTCTACGGGGAATGGTACGAGAAGACCGAGGCCCTGGAGAGCGCCTTCGGCGACGCCTGGCGCAACTTGACCACGGTCCTCGAGGCGCAGATCCTCGCCGACCTCAAGAAGGCCTGGGAGAAGCACGCCGGGCCCGTCGGCCATACTCCGCCGGCCGGCAAGGCATCCGCCTCGGGCGCGAACGCCAACACCGCCGTCCCCGACTTCGCCGCCGTCCTGCAGGAGATGGGGAGCTGGAAGCCCACCGGCTGGACCTCGTTCCAGAAGGCCTTCGACGCCTTCGTTCGTTCGGCCTACGATTCCGGCGCGGAATCCACCGCGCAGAACATCGGGGAGCAGTTCGACATCAGCAAGCTCCGCGATACCAACACCATCAAGCTCATCCAGGCGTCGAGCGAGACGCTGGGCAAGAACACCTACCTCGACACGCACAAGGACGCCATGATGGAGATCGCCGAGGGCCTCAAGAACGGCGAATCCTACGCCCAGATAAACGACCGCATCGCCAAGAAGTTCACCGAGTTCGGCGACGGCATCCCCGCCACGGTCCAGAAGGTCGTCCACGAGGCCGCAAGCCAGGCCCGCTGGGACACGATGAAGGAACTCGACGTGGACAAGGGCGTCTTCACCACCGCCCGGGATGACCGGGTCCGGCCCGAGCACGCCGCCATGGAAGGCATGGTCGTGACCCGGGACGAGGCCATGCCGTACCTAAGCGACTACGGCTGCCGGTGCACCATCGTCCCGCTGAGCATCTACGACCAATGGGTCGCAGAAGCCCAGGCCAGTGGGGGTGGCGAATAATGCCCGGCTTCGACGACGCCGACCCCAACGAGATCCGGTACCGCATCCGGGAGCCGGGCCTGTTCGACAAGTTCCGCTGGAAGGACATCACCAAAGGCGTTGCCATCGTCTACGGCCATATCAAGGGCGGCAAGGACTGGACCATCCAGGCCCTCCGCTTCATGAAGGACACCTTCACACTCGCCGAGGCTAAGGCCTGGGTCACGGCCCATCCGGACATCGGCAAGAACGACACCGAGCCGGTCGGCGAGGCCTGTTCACTCAATGCGACGCTCAACGGCATTACCGCCGTCGACGAGGGCGACCGGGTCCGATTCCCCCAGGTCCCCATTGCCGCCGAGGGCATCTTCACCACGCCCGACGGCAAGAGCAAGGGCTTCCGGAGCGCCGACGAGGTCCGCAAGATGGTCCCGTTCTGCAACGGCTTGCGCGTCGTCGTCAACCATCCGGACCCGACAACCGTCGGCGTGACCGCCGCCAATCTCGCCGACGAGAACTATCCGGTCATCGGCTACACCGAGAACGCTTTCGCCGACGAGAAGGCCGGCCTGGCCAGGGCGAACGCCGACATCGTCGTCTTCAAGGAGGACCGCGCCGGCAACGACCAGACCCGCCTCATCGAGCAGATGAAGAACGGCCAGCTCAAGTGCCTCTCCATCGGCTACTTCTACGCTCACCAGCCCGTCGACGCCGGCGCCAACTACGACCACCTCGAGCTCGATGTGAATCCCTACCACCTCGCTTTGCTCGATGGTTTCGAGCCGCAGTGCGCCCCGCCCATCTGCGGCATCGGGTGCAATACGAAAGACAAGGCCGGCTGCAACTGCGCCGGCTGCTCTCACTCTCACCCAGAGGAGGAAATAGATTTGAAAGACAAAGACGGAAAAGAAATACCGGAATCCAACGCCCCCTCTGTCAAGGAGATGAACCTCGCCACCATCGCCGGCCTCAACGCAGAGGTCAAGGCCCTGGTGGACGCCAAGGCCGCCGCCGAGAAGAAGGTGGCGGACCTGGAGACCGCCGCCCTGGCCCTCAACAAGAAGGTCAAGGACGGCGACGAGGCCATCGCCAAGATAGAGAAGATCAAGGCCGAGGAACGGCAGGCGAAGCTCGCCAAGCTCAAGGAGTCCTACGGGGAGGAGACCTTCAAGGCCATCTTCCCCGAGGACCAGCTCGCCATCGTCAGCGATGCGGAGATAGACCGCTCGCTGGCGCTGGTGGACACCCTGGGCTCCGAGGCAGGCGCGCCCGCCGACGCCCCCGCCCCGCCCGCGGCCCGGAGCTCGAAAGAGCTGAAGGTCCCGGCCGGAAAGACCGCCCCGCCCGCAGGCGCGAACGCCGCGGACGAAATCCCAGCGACGCAGAAGCTTTTCAAGCCCCTCGCCTACAAGCCGATCCGCCGCCGGGATGACGCCGAGTAGGAGCTACATCGGCAGGAAACCGACAAGTCAACAAGGAGTTGATCAACACGGCACAGAAAAACTCGATAGTTGTCCCCAGCACCGCCATCCGGTGCGGGGCCAACTTCATCGTCGCCGAGTTCACCGCCGGAGGCGCGATAGCCCCCGGCGGACTCGTCAAATACGGTGCCGGCGTGGAGCGCGTGATAGCGGTCGCCGCCGCCACAGACACGGTCTGCATTGGCGTCGCCGACCTCAACTACTCCGCCCTCGCCGTCGGCTCGCCCGAGACGACGAACTTCGCGAGCGGGGACCGGGTCCCCGTCATCATGGATGGGCTCGTCTGCGTCAAGGCAGACGCCGCCATAGTGGCGGGAGCGCGCGTGATGGTGGGCGGGACCACCTTTACCTACGTGCTGACGGAAGCCGCCAGCATCGCAGGTGTCCAGCAGGGCATCGGGAGGTGCCTCACAACTGCTGGAGCGAGCGGCGACAAGGTCGTCGTCAAATTGTGGTGAGGACCACAAGGACAACGGTGAAACCATGAAAGACATCCGACACGTGTTCAGCGACCGGGCCCTCAGGTCCGGCCTCAACAGCATCCTCACCCAGGACGATATCCGGGCGCTCAAGGAGGGCATTCAGGAGTCGATACTCCCAACCCTGCGCGCACGGACATTGCTCCCGGTCCTCAAGGTCCCGGAAGCGGCCGAGTTCTTCTCGTTCTGGCTCGAGACCCAGATGGCCGACGCCATCATCGGCGGCCGGCGCACCAGCGCCATCACCAAGGACGAGCTGAAGGAGACCCTCCAGACCCTGGTCCCGATACCGCTCATCCGGCGGCCGTTCGAGATCTACCGGACGGACCTATTAGCCAAGGGCAACGCCAAGGAACGGAGCGCCAAGAGCGCCAGCCGCCAGGTCGCCGAGGCCGAGAACGATCTCTGCTACAACGGCGCCACCTACCCGACGATCAACGGATTGCTCGGAGCAGCCGGGCAGAGCCAGGCATGCTCGTCCGTGTGGTCGGCCGCGGCCGGCACCTCGATACCCTACGAGGACACCAACAACCTCATCGCCAAGCTCGAGGCCCAGGGCGCCATGGGACCCTATTCCATGGCCGTGGACCCCATCAACCTGGGCGAGCTGAGGAAGCGCGAGGTAGTGGCCGGCGGGAGCGCCCGGTCCTATCTGGAGATAATCCTCCAGAGCCTCGTTTCCGAGGTCATCGGCGACCCGAGCATGACCCATGGCACGCCCGTCTGCATGCAGAAGGGCGAGGAGAACGCCGTCCTGGTCATCAGCGAGGACCTCACGGTCGAGTTCTTCGACATGAACGCCGACCACTGGATCATCGGCCAGGTCTACGAGGGCGTGGTGCCCGTCGTGTTCCAGGTCAATGCCGTCGGCAAGCTGACCGGCGCGTGAGCGAGGAGGCCCAAGAGAAACCACCAAACGGAGGGGCGTCGAAAGGCGCCTCCTCCATCTTTCACAGTCCGAAAGGATAGGAAAGGAGGTCAATGGCAAAAGCGGAAACATCAACCCCGCCGGCCGATGCGCCGGCAAAGGCAGAGCCGAAGGCAACCCTACGGGTGCGCCTCATCGATGACAGCAAGGTCTTCGGAGTTCCGGTCCGGGACGCCAAGGGCAACTTCGTGGAGGAGGTCCTGTTCAACCGGGACCACATGGAGCACGATATCCCGGCCGAGGCGGAGGAGCGGGTCCGGGCCAATATGGCCTGTCCCTTCCCCGACGTCTACGATGTGGACGCCGAGATCCCGCCGGAGATCCAGCTCAAGCTGGCGAAGCGGGCCGTCACGCTGGCGCCGCCCGGGAAGGTCGCGAGGCGTGGCGCCCAGTGATGGGCGCCCTTTTTCCTTTTTTTCCCTTTTGGGAACTCAGGACTACGGAGGCAATGAAGTGGGAAATCGGAAGCAGATAACGGAACAGGACGACAGGTTCCTCAAGAATAAGGTCAAGGCTGAGAAAGACCCCGCCGGCATGGCGGCCCTGGTCATCATCAACCTCGAGGACCTGGCCGACACGGCGGACGACCTCAAGGCATCGTTCGCCGAGCATTGTTCCAAACCCATCAACAGGGCCCATCCCCCGGCGGTCATCCCCGCAACCGCCCAAGCGGGCGGTATGGGCCTGACGGCCGGCCTCAGCTCATCTCAAAGATACAAGCTCGCGATGATGGAGAACCGCGGGAAGATCGCCGTCGGCATCACGGCCGCCGTCATGGCCGGGCTGGCTATATTGTTCCATGGAGTTGGTTATTGATGGCCGAGATAAAGACTTGCGAATCAAAGGTCTGGTGGAGATCAAAGACCGTATGGGCCAGCATCATCATGTTTATCCTCTGGGCGCTTTCAGTCGCCGAGGGGTTCACCGAGGACCGGCTCTTCGTCCTCATCCTCGCCCTGGCCACGATGGCCCTGGGTATCGTTCTCCGCAAGCTGACCGGGCAACCCATCACGCTCCGGGACCTGGAGGCGCTCGCCCAGAAGGCCCAGGAGCTCCAGAAGATGCAGGAGGCGCGGTCGAACCCGGCCAGCATGAAGTCCGAGCCATGGCCGCCCCCAATCCTACCGCCGGAGGTCAAGTAGATGGCCTACAACGCCGACCTGGTGAGGGTCAAGCAGGCCGCCAACATCGCCGTCGCCAACAACGATTTCACGACTGAGCTGACCGAGGTCCAGGACAAGGCCTACAATTTCATGAACAACATCCTCGTCGTCACGGCCCCCGCTGTCCCGCTCACAGGCCTCAGCGCCGGCGATACGCTCCTCATCCAGCAGATCGAGGCGGACATGGCGGCCGGTTTCTTCAAGGAACAGACCACGGTCCCGGTCGAGGGTGAGCGGACCAAGAAGCACATCCTCCGGGAGCGGGCCGAGCAGATGCTCCAGAGCTTCATCGGCTCCCACTATGGTGCGGTCGGCAGCCGCAGAGGCAACTTCTTCAGGAACACGCGCATCGCCCGGAGGCAGAAGATCGACGCCAGCCAGCCGGCTACTTTCGAGGAGGGTGATTGAGCTGACCATGTTCCGGGGCCGGAAGATCGGCATGGACTTCGGCCAGTTCATGCAGCGCCAGGTCCGGCACCTCGGCGGCCGACCCAAATATCCGGGCGGCGTCAGGTGGGACGACGAACTCAAGGAACAATGCGGCGCCGTCGATGGGCAGCCGGTCCGCATCACCGCAAAGAATTGCCCCTCGAGGAGATAGATGGCGAGCGCTCCCCCCTCGGCAACCAATCCGCTCTTTGTCATGAAGGTGGACGTCGACGAGGCCATGCGGGTGATCACATCGATCAGGGCCGAGCGCATCCCCCGGTTCCTCGAGCTCTACAACCAGACCATGGCGCTCCAGGCGAGGACGCTGATGGTCCAGTTCTCTTCTTCGCCGTACATCGAGCGCAGGTCCGGGAACCTGGCCACCGGCATCGACATCTTCCAGGTCCAGGGCGGGCTCCTCGTCGGCCCCACCGTCTACTACGCCAAATGGGTCTACGGGGGCCACAGGAACATCGCCTGGGGCCACGACACCGGCCGGAGGGTCCGGGCCCGGCCGGCGCACATCTGGGCCAAGACCATGCTCCTGGCACGGCAGCCGGGCATCGCCATGGCCTGCGCAAAGCAGACGCTCCAGGAGGAGAGTTAGATGACGGTCGTCGGCCGGAACACGGTCGCCACAGACATCATCGCTCTGCTCCAGGCGGCGTCCACGACCAACCTTGCCGCCCTCTCGGACAACGCCATCGAATATGGCACCCGCACATTCCCCGAGTTCTTCGCCAGCCAGTACAAGGCCGGCATCTTCGTCGGCATATCCCGGGCCCCGCTCGATGTCGACACCATGAGCGCCGACAACCAGGAGGCTGAGGTCGGGATCGAGTGCCAGGTTTACACGATGGGCCACTCGCCGTCCAAGGACCAGAAGCTCGCCGTGGACCTGGCCGAGGAAATCGAGCAGTGCCTTCTCGTCGACGCCAATAAGAACCTGCCCAATGGCGGGTCCATCATCAACTTTACCGAGTTCATCAAAGGTCCTCCCGTCGGCCATGCCGACCTTACTCTCCATTTCGTCTTGCTCGAGGTCCAGTACAGGAAATCAACAACGATATGAGGGATGAAAAATGACGAAGCTCTACATCTACACCGGAATGATGACCGAGGTCATGAAAGTCGAGTTCCCGCACCCGATCCACAGGTGCGTCCCGTTCGAGGTCGCGGATATGTTCGACGATCTATTCGTCGACGATCCGCTTTATGTCGAGGTCTCGCAGGACCACGCCGCCGCGATCTGCACGACGCTCGACGATGCCAAGGGCGACGCCGGCGCCGTGGACGCCGCCAAGGCGGCCATCATGGACGCCCTGGCACCGGCCATGGCGGAGAAGGACGCCAGGTGCGAGGCGGCGAGGGAAGCGTTCCAGGCGGCCCGGCCGCCCATAACGACAATGGAATTCACGGAGGGATAACATGGCAAGGTTCGTCGGGATAGGAAAGGAATCAGCGTTCGGGACTCAGGTTTCATTGACCGACTACATCAACGCCATCGAGGAGAACTACGGCCTCGACAACAGCGTTGATGCCGATGCCCAGATGGGCACCAGGTACAAGGAGAAGCCCATCCCCGGGCCGTTCAAGGCCAAGGGCGGGTTCAAGTGCTACCTCGAGCAGGAGAACATGGGCCGCATCTTCCAGGCCCTCATGGGAAATGGCTCGGACACCGTCACCAACCCGGAGTCAGGCGTATACCTGCACACGATCACGCCGCAGGCGACCTCGCAACCGTTGACCCTGGCCGTCGGGACCGATGTCACGGCCGGTCAGAAGTCCATGCCCGGCTCCATCGTGAAGAAGCTCAAGGTCACACTGGCGCCGAAGGGCAAAGTCCTCTGCGAGGTGGAGACGATCGGCCAGAAGATGCTCATCGATTCCCTGGCGACCCCGACCTTCTCGGTCAAGAAGCCATACCACAATGTCCACGCCCTCTGCAAAATCGGCGGCGCGACCATCGCCCGCATCAAGGGGATGACGATGGAGATCGAGAACCAGGTGACGGAGGACGACTTCGTCCACGGCTCCCGGTTCCTGTACTCCTGCGCCTTCGGTCTGCTCACGGTCAAGGGCACCATCGATCTTCTGTTCGATGCCATCGACCAGATGAAGATGTTCATGGGCAATTCCTCGGCCGTGGCCCCCGCCGGCGTCCTCACGCCGCAGGCGATCGCCCTGGAGCTCACCCATGACGAGAAGGCCGGCGCAACCCAGTACTACCTCTGCAAGTTCCAGATAGGGGAGGCCATCTTCAACACCCACAAGGCCAACATCGTCAAGAGGGACCGTACCATCGAGAATATCGATTTCGAGATGATGCTCCCGGCAGCCGGTGGGAATCCGTTCACCATACTCTACCAGAACACCGTAACGCCTGCCTACTAACGCTCCGACATTGGCCTCAAACCTTTCCCACGGAGGAGCCGATGATGGCCATGTCGAGGCGGCCTGAGGCTCCATCAATTCACCGAATCACGGTCCTCGACGGACAGGAGGTGAAAGATGCCAGAAACGATCCAAGTCGGCGAAATGGTCATCTACATCGACCACACGGCGCAACCGCATCACGCGCTCGTAACCGCGGTCTGGGGCAAGGAAACATACGACAACCCGGAAGAGGCCGGTCCGAGCCTGAATTTGGTCTATGTGGATTCCGACCCCACGAAGACTGACTGCTATGGGCGGCAGATAAGCCGAGAAGCCTCAAGCGTGCCGCACAAGAAGAGCCAGCAGGCCCACGGATACTACTGGATAAAGCCCAGGTCAATCTCCTGGGGCTGAACGCCGGCGACCGTAGTACAAACCGCGTAGGGATGGAAGCTCTGGCATCTGACACCGACTAAGGAGGGAAAGGAAATGAACGCAAGGGAAAGGTACATGGAGAAAATCAAGGCCTATAACGAGACGCGACCGAAGGTAAATATCACGACCAAGACCGGCGCCGAGTTCGTCATCAGGAAGCTCGATGCGGTCGAGTTCGTCAAGGTATTCGGCATCCTCGGAATAACCATGGACGAGGTCGAGACCACGCCCGCCGATAAGCTCGGGAAAAAGCTTCTGAGCCACCTGGACGAGCTCCTGGAGAAGGTCGTCTGCCCCTTGGCCGTAGAGCCAAAGCTCAAGTGGCTCAAGGACCGGGGCCAGTCCGAGGTCGCCCTGGACGGCCCGGATGTCCTCTACATCGAGGACCTCGAGGCCCAGGACAAGGCGGACATCATCCAGCGGCTGATAGAGGCCAGCCAGGGCATGGAGGGCAAAGCCCTGGGCGAGGCCTTTCGCAGCGACCAGCCAGGGGCGAATGGCGTCCCTGATGGCGGTGAAGCTCGGCAAGCTCCCGAGTGAGATCCTCGACCCTGAGGGCATCCACCTGGCCGGCATGGACCGTCTGATGTTTGACGGCATCCTGACCGGCAAGGGCGCAGAGCAGGAGCGGCTGGCCTCGGGCGACGAGGACGGCGTCCCGGCGGCCGCAAGGGCCGAGTATGCCCTCCAAAGGGTCGATCACAGGGAATATGACGAGCTCGAAAAGCTCAAGGAGAAGATGAGGCAAGATGGCAGGAGACCAGGTTGAAGTCGGCATACTGCTCAAGGCCGTCGACGAGGCCAGCGAGACGCTCAAGGGAGCTGCTGAACAGATCAAGGGCGTGGGCGCTGCCGCCTCGCAATCGGCCGGCGAAGCCGCCGGCTTCGGCGCCGCCACCACCGCCGCCGGCTCCCAGGCCGAATCCTCATTTAAGGCCACCAACAAAGCCGCCATCGAGCACGGAAAAGAAGTCAAGCTGATGAACAAGGAATACAAACTCGCCAACATGGAGCAGATACTGATGGCCCAGAACCTGGCCCATGTAGGCGGCCAGATGAAGTCCTGGGGAGCCAATTTCAAGGGCTCCACCGATCTCATCGGGAACGGGCTCAAGGGAATGTACGACTGGCTCGGCAAGGTGAACCCGGCCCTCTCGGGCATGCTCGGGACCGGGCTCCAGCTCATCGGCACGATGGCGAGCCTTTACGCCTCCTACCTGCAATCGAGCCTGGCCCTGGGGAAGCTCCTCCTCGCCATCACCGGCAAGAGCGCCGCAGAAATCTGGGCCACAATAGTTGCCTGGGGCCATGCAGCAGCTCAGTGGGCCGTCAATGCCGCCATGTATGCCTGCCCCATCGTGTGGATAATTGCCATTATTGTCGCCCTGATCGCCATCATTGTGCTCTTGGTCATGAACTGGGATAAGGTATCCAAGGCGCTCGGCGCCTTCGGGGAATGGGCCAAGAAGGGCCTGGGCGACGCGTGGAAGGCCTTCTCAGGCTGGTGCAATGATGTCGGCAAGGCCCTCGGGGATACCTGGAACAAAATGACCAAGGGCGCCGGCGATGCCGTGGCCTGGATAGGCGACCAATTCAAGGGCCTGGCCAACAAGGCGGGCGAGTGGGGGGCCAACCTGGTCAAGGCTTTTGCAGATGGAATGGGCCGGGCCAAGAAGTGGCTCGAGGACCGCTGTAATGATCTGGCGAACTCTATCAAGAACTTCCTGGGCATCCATTCGCCCCCCAAGGAGGGTCCGCTCCACGACATAGAGGACTGGGGAACGAACCTGGTCGGCCTCTATGCCAAGAGCCTGGCGAAGGGCATACCGCAAATCCAGACCTCCCTCAACATGACCCTGGGCGACGTCAGGAGCAACATCCAGAATGGGATGGCCTCGAGCTCGGCAGGCGGTTTCACCGTCATCCAGCACATCTACCACGCTGACGAGGACAAGATCGCGGCCAAGGTGATAGAGGCGCTTCGAGGAACGCTTACATAGGTGGGGACCATGGCAACAATTCATGTAATAATTCCAGATGCAGGAACCGTAAACTGGTCCGGCGCAGGAGCCATTGGAGCAACGGACATTGTGAGCTTGGAGCAGACCGGCGGCAACAATAACGGGACATTCGTCTTTGATGTCGCCGCCGTTACCTGCGGCGGCATCATCGTCCAGGATGGCAAGAATATCACCATTCGGGCCACCAACAACGGCACCGTGAATATTAACGGCTCCTGGGTGAATCTCTGGAAGCTCGATCTGACCGGGACCTCCATCATCAAACTCGATGCCTCCATCGCCGCGGCTGACTGCCTGGTGACCTGGCAGAGCAGGACCGGCCTGGTCGGGTACACCCTGGCCGCCGGGACGAAGATCTGGTATTTCGGGACGCCTACCTACCGCATCCTTCACTCAGAGGCAGGATCCATGGCCGGCACCGCGCACTTCCCGACCTGGTCCTCGCTGGCCTACCCGGTCCCGTCCGCGGGCGGGACCATCGAGGCGACCTACACCTACCTTTACTCGATGCAGAGGCTACATGGCAAGACGGTCGGCGAGGCCCTAACGCTCACAGATGCCGCCTACTTTTTCTATGTGGCAACTGAACCCGAGGAGGAAATCGTAGCCGGGACCATCACGATGACCAGGGCCATCATCGGGACCTGGCAGAATAAGGCCTGGTACATCAAGCCGACCGGGACGCTCACGGTCGCCCGGGCGTGGTTCGACAACCTTCTGCCCTCGTTCTATTCCACCAACTACTATGTCGTCCTGCTGAACCGGACAACTAAGGCCCAGGTCAAGTTCAGAGCGCCAGAGACGGTCCAGGATTCATTCCTCGGCTCGGACGGTTCCTACATCGAGATAACGAACCGCAAGTCATCCTATGTGGTCATCCAGGGTTCAGCGCGCTACGGCTCGGTCTGGGACCATCCCCTATCCCAGCGCAAGTTCCTGGCCCAGCTCATGGACCTCAAGCAGGCCTCGGCCGAACTCGTCAAATTCACCTGGCATGAAGGCCATTTCCCCAAGGCCTATCTCATTGACCACGACGATGACATCGCCACAGGCAGGACATTCTATGAGGGGAATTATGACTTCAAGTTCGAGGTCATCGAGGCTCCATACAACTGAGGCGGTCCCATGCCCACGACGAAGAACCAGCTGGATAAGACTGATTGGCTCAAGCACTTCGATGAGCTGCCGCTCCCCATGTATGTTGATGAGCTCCGCAAGGAGATCGCTTTCCCGGCGGAGGATGTAGAGGTCAGCTACACCATCAACGGTGACGAGCCGACCATCACCATGACGACCATCGAGCTCAGGGACAAGGCTGTCGAGAAAACAGACAAGGTCCGGGAGATTAAGGTCAAGGAGAAATCATAATGCCTGACTTTACCATCGACAGCTCCGCAGACTTCGACGCTGGCGTCAAGAATGATACGGAGACAGACCTCGAGAATCCGCTCATCGCCGCAGGCAAGCTCGGCTCCAAACCTCTCATCTGCGATCGCTTCGCCGGTGGCGCTCGGATTGCCGGCTGGGATGAGAACAAGGATACCTATACGACACTCACAGATGAGGCCGGCGCCGTTGTCATCTACGGGAAGGAGCATGAATATGGCCACCTTCAAAGAGCGCCAGGCGTGGATAATGTGACCATCCAGGCGAAAATCAAATGGGCCTATGCCTCTCCGCTCCCCGGCTCGAATACCTGGGCACCTTGCATAGTCATCTATTGGGACCGGGATAACTGGGTGAATGTTGGCATCGTGAACGATTCCGGGACCCTAAAATATGGATACAACTACAATGTCGCCAGCACGACCACCTACGCCTATTCCGGATCGCTCACGACCGAGACCTGGTATTGGGTCAAGATTGTCCTGACGGCCACGACCTTTACCATCTACACCTCAACCGATGGTTCCTCCTGGAACACTCTCCTGGGCGCCACTGCCCGGCCTGGAAGCTGGACCGGGACGCCGGATCCGGTTATCTTCGGCAAGGGATACTCTGACCTGCCGACCTATGTCGGGAATCACTTCAACAGCTCCTACGCCACACCTGGCAACTACGGGACGTGGCGCGAGGGCGACATTGTTGTCCTGCCCTACAAATCGACGGGGGATTGGCGGTCGGCTTCTATCACGATGGGTGCCGGCCGGAAGTTGACCAGCGTCACGCTCACGGTCTCAGGCGGGACCGCCTCGAGGAAACTGACCAAGGTCGAAATCCTCAGGGCATCGGACAATGCCGTCCTCTCAACCTATACGGGATCCATCACTTCCACCGTAACGCTCCTGACGGGCGATTTCGATATGGGATTTGACCCAACCCTCAGTACCAACTTCAAGGTCAAGGTCTATTTCGCCTCTGATGGGACCGACACGATTCTCCTCGATTCCATCACCGGCACCTTCACCTCCCTCGGTTATTCAATGGGTAAGTATCAGTACAAGGTCCTGGTCGGCGCCAAGAGCACCGAGACTGATTCCTTGTTCCTGAAAAGCTGGAAACTGACTGATGGCCGTAATGAAATCCCCGAGATGGAGATGCAATTCTCGGACACCACCGATGCCGAATCCATCCTCGAGGATCAGGTCGTCGAGATGTATAGGCGCGAGGCCGGCGAAGGTTCCTGGGGCGATTCCTGTTTCATCGGGACCGTCAGATCAATCAACAAGCCTCTAAGGGAGAGCCTCGTTATTGTCCGGGCAGAAGGCTACCTGGGCAATGTATTCGAGAGGACGATTCCCAATGCTGGTTGGGGGAACACGCATGTCGTGGACCAGGCCATCGGCGTGGACTTCACACTCACCTCCGGGGCCATCATCCGTCAATCCGTCGAGTTGGACAACAATCTCCCGCCCCAGGTCCCGCTCGAGCGCCTCCGGTATCTCATGGTCCAGGAGGGCATCTGGTGGTGCTCTGGCGCGTGGGTGGCCTTCACCATCTATGACACAGGCGGCACCTCGAGGAAGGTTGCCCAGCAGTTCATGGCGCACTCCGGCGAGCTTCGCAAGTTCTGGGTAAAGGGCTACCAGAACGCCGGCAATGCTGCTGACCTTATCGTTGAGGTCCAGACCGATACCGCCGGCGTCCCATCCGGGACAGTAGTCTCGACCTACACGGTCCCCAAGGCATCCTTCGGGGTCGGTGTCGGGAATGAATCCTATGTCGAGATTGATCTGTTAACCCATGTCGCAGACCCGACAACATTGAGGATGATGCCGGGCCAGATATATTGGCTCGTCCTCCGGGCCTCAGCAGCGGGAGCCAATAACTACTACTACATCAGGGCCACAGACACCACATGCGGCCCGAACAATACCAGGATGAAGACCAGCGTCAACGGCGCCGCCTACGCCCTGGATGCCAACTCTGCCTCCCTCATATTCATGATGGACTTCGAGAGCCATTGGGTTGATCTGGATATGACCCGCGGCGAGTATATGGTCGAGACGCTCAAGAACAACAACAACACCATCTTCTTCGTCCGCAAGACGCTCCTGGCCAATGATGTAGGCGGCCAATTCAACTGGAACAAGTGGGCAGTCCAGGCCCCGATACTCTACACCGGCCAGAAGCTCGTCAGGGCGACCTACTGGAAGGGGACCATGACCTACGCCACGGTCTTGCAGAAATGGGCCGACGCCGTCATCAGCGACATTACCTCGACCATCTCGATCTCCATTACCGAGCCAGCCACTAAGCAGTTCTGCATCGTCCTCGAGAATGCCACCGGCCTTGATGCCCTTAAGTCAATGCTCCAATACTGCCCGGTAGTGGTTCGTATCTACAAGACTGCCGCAGGCGTCATAACAATGGAGATCCGGGATGCCCTGGCCCCAACGCCGGCAGTCTGGACGAGCGCCTACACGCTGGCCCAGAGGGATGCCAGGACCTTCTATGATGGCCGGGATACGACCACGCAGGGTTATATCCGCATCGCAGACGGCTCAGTATTCCGCAACCTGGTCAAGAAGGTCGAGACGGTCATCCTCAAGGATGCCGCCGGCAACATCCTCTCCGGGGTAGGCTCCATCCTCGGCTCCGGCAAGTCCACCTTCCAGTCAGCCATCAGCATCCTGGGCGGGACCGGTGCCGGCCTAACGAGCCCGGTCCAGGGCGGCTCCTACTGCATCGAGACCGCCCTCACGGTCGAAATCGGCGGGAACATAACGGTCGAGGGCATCGACCAGAGCATGGCGACGGGACCTTTCAGGCACGCCAATGAACTCTGCTATGTCTACATCTCGCGCAAGGGCGTCGGGACCACCATCTACGCCATCAACGGGATGCAATGGTCCGGAGGAGTTGGGAAGCCAACGAAACTCATCCTGGCCTTCATCAACCAGCAATGGACCAACCGCTTCGTCTCCACAGACAAGACGATAGGATTCATGGTCAACGGCTCCTTAGAGAAGCTCAAGGTCCTGCCGTCCGGCTCGACCCTGACCCAGGGCAGGGTCAAGGCCGGCGTGAGCAGGAACTCGCTCGACGGCAAGATGACGAACAGGCTTGAGCCCGCAGGAGCCACGGACTGCCCGACCTCGGGCCTCGAGGACATCGGGACCGCTGGCATCAGTCTTCGGGCTGATATGCCCATCATGCACCGGGACGCGACGCATACCTATCTCCCGGCCAAGGTCTACTACCTCCAGCTCGGGACCGGGACGCCAGGAGGCGGTGTCCTCGGTTACAAGGTGGCCGAGATTGTCGCCCAGGCCGTTCAACTATCGAGTGGGTTCGTGGTCATCCAGGGCAAGTTCCGCCGTGACGATTTCAACCTGGCCTCGAGTTGGCCCCTGACCATCACGGAGTTCGGTCTCGGCTACGCCGATGATAACTTCAAGACGGGCTTCACTCAGGTCGGGGCCTACACGGTCGGCTCCCCGGGCGCCGGTAAGAGCACCTTCGGAATCCAGCCCGAGGTCATACCCGGGCGGCGAGTGACGGTCATCATCCAGGTGACCAAGCCGTAGGAGTGATATGAAAATGTTAACCGGTTTTTCCCGGGGGCTTCTGACGGTGGGCCGGAGTCCACGAAAGGCAGATCTGCTCCGATCGCCAACCGTCAGGCCCGAAAATGATGTTAAAATGTTAATAAAATAGGGTAAAGGGAGGAAGCTCGGCTCCTGCAGGGCGCCCTTCCTCCCCGGCGGGTAAGCCGCCGCAATTGTATTATTATTATGGGGCCTGAATATTAATAACTTTTCGGACGGCAGTCGAACGGGACCGCCGGAACAGGGCCTGGCCGGCCAGGAGGATGACGATGGCGGCCACGACGAGATAGAAGCCGACATGCGGATACCAGTTTGTGACAAAATAAAAGTTATCGGTGAACTCCTCCTTGAGGCCGAATATCGGTGTCGGGTTCAGGTTCAGGGCCACCAACGAGGAGATGGCCAGGGCGATGGAGATCTCCCCCAGGTACCAGGTGCCGGCCTCCTTGTCGACCGACCATCGATAGAGCTTCGGCAAGAACAGGAGTCCGACCACGAGCGAGGAGCAGACGAGGACCAGTGTCGCCGTCCAGGTGGGGCCGTTCTTCGAGCTGATTTCCGAGGCCGGGTTGATCTCGTTATAGGCGATGACGCCGCTCTCTACCTCTCGAGTCTTGAACTCGACCCATGGGAACGGTATCAGGACCGAGAGCGCAAGCAGGATGATCCCCAGGGCCCAGAGGTCCGTGACGAACTCGCGTTTCATGCGGCGTCAATAATTCTCTCACCCTAAAACCTTTTTGTCTCGGGAGTTTGACCTGTAATCATATACTCCAAGTCATATATTGCTGGTAATATATTACGGCCCCGGCGGCCAGCCCCGGCTGGGGCCCGAAAAAGGTCGGCTGGCGCAATCAAAACGGGTTTCGAATACCATCGGGGGACGATTTAACCTATTGGCAATATTAACAGCAAAGCTTATCTTCGGGCGATGAAGGATATTCTCTCTCAGGGTTTGGACCGGCCAATATATTTGCTGACGATCATCCTCCGGTGTCCCTCATCATACTCCCAGAGGAGTTTTTCCTTGTCCTGGAGTTTCAGAAATCGAATGACCTCGATCGGGATAAGGGTCTTTAGAGAATCCCCTTCATTCCCGTCATGGACCTTGTTGACCGACCTCACCAGGGGCTTTACCATCACCTTTGCCATAAAAAACATATCGGATTTGGTATATATAATTGCTCTCTCTTTAGGTCGTGACTTGGCCCGACACTTGGACCGAAACTTGGAACCAGGATTAGACCGAAACCATAATATCCCCGCATACGCCTTTAGGTCTAACCACGGGCCGAAAGCCCGGGGTCAATGCGGAGGTCGAGAAGATGATGAACACGGACGGGCCGAGCGCCCGAGGGAACAGCGCCTACGGTTTTTCGAAGGAAGAGCGGACCGACATCACCCGCGGAATATTCGACGGTGAGGAGCCCAGCAACCAGCCGGACCCGGCCGTCGACAACATGCGCCGGCGGAGGCGTGCGGTGGAGCTCCTCGAGGCTGCTCTCCATGTCATCCAGCGTGCTTACGACACGGACATCGGCGAGGTGGCGATCTCTGAGGTCGACGCCCACATCCGGGACGCCCTGGCCTTCCTCTACGACCACGACCCGGCCGTGGTCTGGGGCGACGACGACGACCAGGTCCGGCGCCGCAAGCCGGCCAACGCCGGCGAGTTCGTCCGATGGGCCCAGGTCGAGTACCTGCGCTTGTTCCGGTGCCAGGTCTATCCCGTGGGGCTCAAATCCATCGACGCCCCGAAGATCAAGGGCCTCATCGTCTACGCCGCCCAGGGCTTCGGGGCCAGCCTCTACGCCGCCTGGACCGAGGCCGGGAAGTTCGTCGGCTGGATGCAATACCACCCGAGCCTATCCGCCATGGACCACCAGTTCGCCATCGGCCAGGTCCTGGGCGAGCAGGTCTGGCCCGACGGGCGCATGAACGCCATCCGCCGGAAGCCCGTCAAGGCCTGGATCGAGGCGCTGCGGGCGGCCGCCCGCACCCTGGAGGTGGTCTGAATGGAGCAGCAGCCGCAGCCGGCCGCCCCGCCGGCGCCGGCGGCGCCCGCGCCCCTGGTCCTCGGCCAGTACAACCACGTCCACCGGACCGAGAACGACCAGGTCGACTCCCTGGAGTTCGGGCCGGCCTCCTGCCGCCAGAAGATCTACTACAACGCCCGGGCCCCCGAGGATGGCAAGAAGAAGGTCGACAACGCCATCGAGGTCATGGAGTACGCCGTCCAGCAGGTCCGAGACCGGGCCCTCGACCCCAAGGGGGCGAAGTAGATGCGCTGGCCAACCTGCTGCGTCCCACTCTGCGGCAAGCCCTCCCAGGCCGTCTACAGGCGCAGGGAGCGGGGACCCGACGGCAAGTTGAAGTCCACGAAGACCCGGGGCCTCTGCGGCGAACACGACTTCGCCATGCGGAAGATGCTCGACGAGGTCTGGGGCCTGATGGATCTCCGACATCCGGAGGCGGTCTGAATGCCCCGCATGACCTACGAGGAGCACCTCGCCGCCCAGCGCAAGGCCGCGGCCCAGGCCCCGCTCACCGGCTTCGTCCAGGGCGGCAAGAAGCATGGCGCCGCCACGGACCCCCGCCGGCCGTGGGCGGACGATCCCAGCTGGAGGGAGCACGACGGCTGGGTCCAGGAAAGCGCCAGGCACACGAGGGGGGATTGAACTGGCCACCATCACCATCACCTTCTCCACGGACAACCCCCTGGAGTCCGCCATCGCCTTCGACCTTCTCAGGAGATTCAACGACCTCACACTGGCGGGCCCATCCGCCCCGGATAGAACTACCCAGCCCCCTGCTGCTGTCCAGGCACCGCAGGGGGCCCCTAAAGACCAGCCCCCAGCCCCGGCCGGCGAGGCCGGCCCTGGGCCTTCAAGCTCCCCGCCTTCGTCAACGGAGACAAAGCCGGCGCCGCCGGATAATTCTTCGACCTCCGCAAAGCCGAAGGGACCGGCAGCGCCGGCGTCGAGCCCGCCGGACCCGAGAGCCCTGGAGATCAGGGACAAGCGGGTCCGGGGCGCCTATGCCCGGCGCAAGCACAAGGAAGGCGGGGAGCGGTGCGTTCGGGAGTATCTGAAAGGAAAGGGGAAGGAGCAGATCGAGGACCTCGACGATGTGAGCCTGAAGGTGCTCCTGGACGCACTGGATAAACTGGCCGAGCTCGGCGACCGCAGCAAGGGCGGGGGAGCGTGGTACTGATGGCCGACAACGTCACGCCGACGATCTTTGATGGCGCAGACCTCGACCACCTCAAGATCCGGGGCGCCTCCTACAAGGCCATCGAGACCCCGGCCGGGCGCCTCTGCGTCCCGGACCACTTCATCCTCGGATACAAGTGGCGGCGCTGGGAGGTCACGGTCTCGGAAATCTACGAGACCGACACGAAAGGCAAGCGCCTCCTCACCGAGCCGGCGCCCAACAACAAGCTCCCGCCGAACTGCTTCTCCTGCGACCACTTCACGATGTTCGGGGCCCAGGAAGGATGCGGAAGACCGAAGGAAGCGCCGTGCCCGCATGGCCTCGACACCCTGGCCAAGAGCGCCAGGGAATACCACCAGGACAAGTTCGCAGGGGTCCCGAACTCCCCGCCCAACCTGATAATCGACAAGGACCTGGTCATCGCCGCCCTCGAGGACAAGCTGAAGAAACACGAGGAAATGTGGACTGACAAATTGGCGAACGCCAATTACGACCACAGCAAGAAGGTCGCCGAACTCCAGCACAAAATCGAACAGGTCGACCGGGAACGCCTCGGGCTCTATCCCGTCATCGACGAGATGAAGCGCGTCCGGGCCACCTTCGAGAAAGACCTGGCGCAGGACCGGCGCATCATCTCGGACCAACAGGGCGAACTCGAGCGGCTGCGAGAGGAAGCCAAGCCGATGCCCCATGTTGAAGGCCAGCCATGCACAGACCCGACGTGCTCCAAAAAACACACCTACTTCTGTAAATTCCTCTGCATCAAGAACCACCGGCTCAACCCTGCCCCGCAAACCGGGACCTGCCCACCTGAGGACTGCGAGGATAGGGACTGTGCGAGCTGCGCCGATCGCCCCATAGGAGGCCCGTAGATGATCGTCGTCCACCTCCCCTACATCTCGAACGGCTACAAGACCAAGCTCATGCACGACGCTCCGCCATGCCTCTCGAAGTTCTGCGGCACGCCCCGGAAGCGCTGCAGCCGGGATCCTCGGCCCAGGAACTGCCCGGTGGTGGTCTGAATGGAGCAGCAGCTCATCATCGAATCCATCATCAAGACCCTCAAAGCCTCCGGACTTCCAAGAGGACTTCTCTGGATTCCCCTCTGCGAGCGCGTCCAGCTCGAGACCAGGTGCACCCGGGACGAGGTGACCGACGCGGTCATGGAAGCAATGGACCAGTGTCTGGTCGAGGAGGCGGAGATCGGCTGGATACGACTCGTCGACGACCCCGAGGCCAAGCGCAAGGCCGATGACGCCGCCCTGGAGCGGCACATCGACGGCCAGGCCGACAGGGACCAGGCCAACGAGCGAGCGTACGACGCCGGCCGGCAGCACAGCGCGGAGGGACGATGACCCCGATCTGCCACGGCACATTCTCCTCCAACGACGCCTTCTCCCGGGGATGCGCCTGCTGCATGTCCTTCAATTCCTGCGTCAAGAAGACCATAGACTATCAGGTCGCACAAGCGAGAGAGAATAGGAAGGGGAAGAAGTAGGCCCGTCCCCCGTGGGAGGTCGGCCCGTCATCGGGCCGGCGGGTCATAGGCAAGGGTGACCCAAATAACCGAGAAGCGCAGGCAGAGCCACATCGAAGATTTTGTCGAGGCCAAGCCTAAGACTCTGGCCCAACTCGCCCGGAAAAAGAAGCCCGGAAATAATCCTGCACAAGCCCAAAATAATTCCGCACAAAACTCCGCACTGAGGGGGTGCCCGGGCCATGGGTAGGCGGGGAAAACAGCGGTCCGAGCTCAAGCTCAAGCTCCTCTGGAACCTGCTCGCGGCGGGTCATAGGGTCGCCTGGGCAATCAACTTTTCAGGTCTCGCCCGGCGGACCGCGTATGACTATATCAACTTCCTCGTTGCCGATAGAGCCCTGCGCCGGATTGACAGGTTCAGCGGGCGGTATGAGCCTCTTCCGGACGGCTTCAAATACAAATCGGAAATCGGGATTAATTCCGTACAACAAAATAATTCCGCACACCCTCCGGATAACTCCGCACAACCACCGTGCGGTGGGGGCCGTGACACCAGCTCTCATGTCAGGGCAGTGGGAACCACCACCTCCCCCAGCCCAAGCGACAAGGTCGTTGACAAGGCCAAGCCCGAGGCCAAGGCAGGGCCGGAAGCGGGCGCGGGGCAGGAGCCGGGCCAGACAGGGAAAGCGGGCCAGGAGGGCCAGGACGGGGCCAGGGCCGGGCCCGGAGCGGAAGCCGAGCCGCAGGCCGACGCGGCCGGCCGGGCCGGGCCGGCGGCCACGGACGGGCCCCGGGTGGAAGACGTGAGGCCGGCGCCGCCCATCCCACTGGACCAGCCCGTCCGGTTGCACCACCGCCTGGTCCGTCTCCACATCATCAAGCCCTCGGACCGGCGCCCCACGCTCGACATGCTCCAGTGGGGGCCCTGGAATGTGGACAGCCATGGCCTGCCCTGGTGGCGGCTGGCCGAGGTACTGTTCGACGACCTGGGCATCGTCACGCTGATGGAGTCCAAGAACCTGATCCGACTCTGGCTCCCGGTCCGGCAGATCCAGGACCGCCGGGCCCTTGCCGAGGCCCTGACGACCGAGACCGACACCGAGGCCCAGCGCGTGGCCAACTGGCTCCAGCGCCACTACGGCTACCAGCTCGGCCTCCCGGAGCCGGACCGTTTCGACGCCGCCACCCCGCTGCCGGACGTCGGCGGGAGCTTCAAGGGCTGGCTCAAGGTCCGGACCGACGACGGAACCGTCGTCACCATCGACCAGAGCAAGGGCTACGCCGAACTGGAGCTCCTCTATCGACACGCCACGGCCAGCAAGGACCTCCGGAAGATTCTCAACTGGGGGAACGCCCCCACTCTCCTGACCCGCCAGGCCGAGCAGCTCATGGAGCTCCAGGCCCAGGTCGAGGCCCTCCAGGACGCCCTCGGCCGTATCTCCGAGGCCCTCGCCGGCGTCCCGGCCGCCCTGGACAAGCTCAACCACCTCGGCGGCATCGTCGATAGGGCCGTCGAGAAGGCCATGACCTACAACCCGCCGTTACTCATCAAGGGGGATTTCTCCTATGGATAGGAACCCCTGGCCGTCGAGCGCGTTCAGCCCCGAGCGCCGGGCCCGGCTGGCCCGGGCGGCCGGCCGGCCGGCGACATCCGTCCGAGAGATTCTCCGAGAGGTGATAAAGTATAAGTGAAATCAGCGCCCTCTCCAACCACGAGACCAATGTCGGTGACCCAAACATACCGCAGGTCTCCGTGGGAAAAGGAAAGGGCATCGGGAGTGTGGAGGCCGTGGGGCGCAACCCCTGGCTTGCCTATTCCCGGGAATTAGTCAGGGAGAGGGCGGATTGGAGCAGGACCAAGGAAGGCACGGCCCAGGAGCGGGAACGCAAGCTCCGCCACCTGGGGAAGATCGTCAGGAGCCTCCACGAGGGCGGCAGGCTGACCACGCGGAACCCCGCCGGGATGGGCGAGAGGGACATCATGAACCTCTTCGGCCACCTCAAGGAGCAGGGCCTCAAGCCCGGCACGATGCTGAAATATCTCGGCATCATGTCGCAGCTCTGCGCCCTCGCCGGCAACGCCATCATCAGCCAGCTCAGGGCGCACCCGGTGAAAGCGCAGTGGCTCCCGCATGGCTCCGGAAAGGCCGGCAAGAGATCGTTCCGGCTCGAGACGGTGATGTCCTTCCTGGACGTCGCCCGCGCCCGGGCGGAGAAGTCCGACGCCTGGTGGGACGTTGTCGCATACGGCCTCGTGGCATTCGCCGCGGGCTTCGGCGTCCGGCCCAAGGAGCTCCGGGCGTTGGAGTATGCGGACCTCGAGCGGTACTGCTGGCGCCTCCGGGTGGGCTTCAGCAAAACGGTTCCCGACTACACCACGCTGCTCCCGCCCGTGAGGCCGCATGTGGAGCGCTTCCTCGAGCTCCGGGAAGCGCACCTCGGGCGCCAGGGCCATCCCCGGTTCTTCCCGGAACTCGCCGGGCCGGGGATGCGCGAGAGCGGCGAGACAGTGACCTCCCACCAGGTCCGCAAGATGTTCTCGCGGATCGGCAAGGATGCCGGCGTCGACATCGCCCCCAAGGACCTCCGGACGAGCTACGGCCAGGTCCTCATGGACTGCGGCGCCACGATCGAGACGACGAGCAGGCTGTTGCGGCACGCGTCCGTGGCGACCACGCAGAGGTGGTATGTTGACCTCCGCCCGGACGACAGCTACGACAAGCTCCAAGCCCTGTTCGGCCAACCGCCCCAAAAACCTAAGGACCCGAAGTACATGGAGATGCACCCATGACCGACGGAGGAACGAACCCGCCTCGGCCCATTCCGCCCTCAAAGAAGGGTGCATCACCAGGTACCAGGCTTTTTCCCACGGAGTTTAAGGGCCCGGCCGCGCCGGGCCCTTTTTCTTTTTTCGAAGACAAGGACGAGGAGGAT